GTTGAAGCATTTGTGAACAACATCCCGAAGAGGGTGAGTCAAGCACAGCGAAAGATTGTGTTGGACATTCTTGCTGGCGTTGTTCGCCGCACTCCGGTCGATACAGGACGGGCGCGAGGCAACTGGCAAGTCAGCATCGGTCAACCCGCAACGGGAGAGACGGGTGTGACGCTGACGAAGAGGCACAAGGCAGCACCGAAGGACGAGGTAGCGAAGTTGTCCAAGATGCCAAGGTTCACTGTTGCTTGGGTAGTGAACAATGTTCCGTACATTGACACGCTTGAGTTCGGGCAGTTCATGCCGAAAGACCCTGGACCCAGTAAAGATCCGCGCAAAGGTCGCAAGGGCAGAGTGCTGGTGAAGGGTGGCTACTCTGTGCAAGCACCTCAAGGCATGATGCGCGTCACTCTCGCGCAGATCGAAGCAGAACTACAAAAGATGCTTGACGAGTTCTAGGAGGAACCAATGGCAAACGCAATATACGACAAGGGACGGCAAGCCTTCATGGAAGGTGAGATCGACATGGACGACGACGACATCCGAGTGGTCCTCGTAGATACGGACGACTACACGCATAGCATCTCGGCGCACGACAATTTGGACGACATCCCTGCTGGTGCGCGGATCGCAGTCAGTGCTGCGCTTGGGAGTACGGATGTGACAGATGGCGTCTTCGATGCCGCAGATGTCACCTTCTCTTCTGTGACTGGAGACCAAGCAGAAGCACTTGTGATCTATAAGCACACGGGTGTCGAGGGAACTTCAAAGCTCATCGCTTACATTGATGTCGCAACAGGTCTTCCCGTCACACCCAACGGTGGCGACATCACTGTGACTTGGGACAACGGAGCCAATAAGATCTTCAAGCTATGATCTGCGAGGTTGCGTACAAAGTCGGTGCAGGCGGATCGTGGGCAGATGGTATGCCCGTCGAGATTCGTGCTGCTGGGGTGTACGTACCCTCCGCTGATTTCACTGCTTGGATTGGTGGAACGGAACCCGCTGGTATTTCAACGCTCCCGATCCCTACTCGACAACGGTACAGGAATTGGATTCAGAGATTGGCTACGCTTACTGCCGCTGATTTCAACTTGTCCTCTGTCGATCAATCCGAAGAGGATGTGACTCGTATGCGCATCGACGCTGCTGCTCAAGTTGCGCTTGTCGGTGAGTACGGAGGTTTTGATACAACATGGGGACACCAAGAGTTGCGCACCTTGTCGGTGATGATCGCAGACCTGGATATGCAGCAGATCGAAGGCATGACTTCTGTTGTCGAACATCTTCCTCCGGGGGAGCTTGAATCAAAAGTTTTGCGCAGACGAGCGTATACCATTCCGTACACAACGCTTCTTTCCGCTGGGTCTGTCACCGATGTGCAGAACACAGAAGTCACGGTCGTTCCTGCAAGGGGCGAGACTCCCTTTGCCTTTGCTCAACTGGTGACTGAAATTGCCTGACCCCATCGGCATAGCAGGTGTAGGAGACATTCACTCCAGGGAAGCGTTTGGCGACCTGCAAGTTGGGTTGGCTATCTACCCCGGTTCTGTTGCTTCCGTTGAAGCCTTCGGTACTGCGCAAGTCGATCAAAGTATAACCTCGACGGGCATTGCTTCCGTTGAAGCCTTCGGTACTGCGCAAGTCGATCAAAGTGTGACCTCTTCGGGCATTGCTTCTGTTGAAGCCTTCGGCACACTGATTGTCAGCACAGGGTCCGTTTCAGTTAGCCCATCAGGCATTGCTTCTGTTGAAGCATTTGGAACCGCTCAAGTTGGGCAGGGGATAACCCCATCAGGCATTGCTTCAACAGAAGTATTCGGAACTGCACAGGCGAACCTCATGGTCAATCCTAGTTCGATCACTTCCGCTGAAGCGTTCGGTTCACTCTCTGTCGGTTACGATCAGATCGTGTCCCCAAGTTCGATCACTTCTGACGAAGAGTTTGGAACTGCGTCTGTCAGCGCAATCTACTGCCACGAATCTTTGCACAACGCGATTCGTGCGCATTTCGATGACAACACTTCAGTTGTCACGATCTACGACAACATGACAACTGAACCTCCTGACAATGCTCTTTGGGTTCGCTTCACTGTCAGTACTTCGTTCAGTGAGCAGACAAGCTTCGGCAGTCGCATCCACTTGCGCAAGTATGGAGATGCTACAGCAAGCATCCATGCCCCCGCTGAGTTGGGAGATGGAGATGTGCTGGCAATGGTGGACACCGTGCGAGGTCTCTTTCGTGATGCGACCATCGGTTCTGCGGTGTTCTTGCAACCGAATGTCGAACGCATAGGATTGGAGCAACGCTGGTGGCGAGTCGATGTTGTCTGTCCCTTCTACTACGACGACAGCAAAGCTCTCCCTGAATTCACACAGAGTCCAGGCAGTCCAGATGTAGAGGCTACCCACAACACCATTCGCAGTCACTTCAAAGCAGAGGTGGCAGATGTTCTTGCAGTTGATGTGCAGTACGACAATGCAGAACTTGATCCACCTGACAATTCGACTTGGGTGCGCTTGAGTATTCTCGACGGTGATTCAGTACGCACAGCACGAAATTCATATCGAACAACGGGTGTCATCGATGCCGCAGTGTTCACTCCTCTGGGGGCAGGAGACCAAGCAGCGTTGTCCGTAGCGGATAGGATCGTGAATGCGTTCCTTCCATCAACGGTCAGCGGAGTAAAGTTTAGAATCCCTTCAGTGTCTTCTATCGGTCGCTCTGGTCGATGGTGGCAAGTCACTGTTTCTTGTCCGTTCCAAGTGAACGAAACCTCGTAGGAGTTACCACAAATGGCAGCAGCAACCAATCGACTTGCTCTCTCGTTCATAGAGGAGTCAACCTTCGGATCCCACCCCGGAACCGGCGCACACCAAGCAATGCGATTCACCAGTGAGTCGTTGAAGCAAGATACTGGTACGACGACCAGTTCTGAGATCCAATCTGATCGTCAAGTTCCCACCATTGTTCGTTCTTCTGTTGGTGCTTCTGGGGACACTGGGTTTGAATTGTATATGGGCGGCGCACTTGAAACACTGATGACAACGGGCGCAATGCAATCCACTGGTGAACAGGCAGGAGGCTCTGCTGTTAGCGCGACCGCTACGGTAATCACAGTTACCGGAGATCGTTGCACCTACACTTGCGCGTCAAATCCTTTCGGTACTTATGCCGCAGGGGAGTGGGTGAAGATCACTGGTGCCGCTACCGCAGCAAACAACGGTTGGTTCAGAATCATAGTCGCTGCTGCTGGGTATCTCATCGTTGACGACGATGCTGGTACGGGTACGATGACTGCGGAAGAAGCAGCGACTTGTGCTTTCGATGGCGGGGACTTTCACGATAACGGCACCAACATGAAGTCGTACACCATCGAGAAAGAGTGGGAAGATCTGTCGAACATCTTCCAAGTGACTAACGGTTGCACGGTTGACGGCATGAGTCTCACGGTTCCCACTGATGGGATCGTAACTGGGTCGCTCTCCTATACGGGTTCGGCTTGTACTTCGGCCACCTCCACTGCGGGGACAGGGACCAATACCGCCGATGCTACTGGGTCTGCTTGTGGCAGTACGGACAATGTGATTTCGTTCAGGGAGAATCACAACCAGCAGAACATTGTGAGTTTCAACATGACGCTTGCGAACAATCTTCGTCAGCGTACCGAAGTCGGCAATGCAAGTGCTGTAAGCATCGGCGCAGGTAGCCTTGCCATATCGGGATCTTTCCAAGTCTACTTCGCCGCTGGCGACCCTGTACTGTCGATGGATCGCTACCTCGCTGGCACAGACACTTCGGTTGACATTGTGTTTTCAGACGGTCCGAATCAGATTGCGATTGATCTTCCCCGTGTTCGACTCACTTCGGGTCAGCGCGTTGCGGGAGGTCAGAACCAGGATGTGATTATGGAGATTGGGTTTGAGGCTTTCAAACACGAAACACTTGGTCACACGATCCGCTATATCAAGTGGTAGGAGATTTGAAGAATGGCTAAACTCAGTTCTCTGCGCTCAGACGCGCAAAAAGAAAGTGAAGGTGTTTGGGTCGAGTGGGAAGCAGGAGTTTCCTTGCTGATCGCTCGGCTCAACAACTCTGGCTTCCAGGCTAGAGTTCGTGCGCTGACCGCAAAGCACACGAAGCGAATTCGTGCAGGCACTTTCCCAGACGAAGAGATGGAAGAGATCTCAAAGTCTGCGATGGCACATCATGTGTTGTTGGGCTGGAAGAATATTGAGGACGATGACGGGAATGCACTTGAGTATTCTGTCGAGAAGGCAGAAGAACTCTTGTGCGAACCCGATCTTCGTGACTTGTATCAGTTCGTTCTGACACAAGCGAACGAACGCGAGTTATACCGCAGAGATGTGGAGGAGGACTCGACGGGAAACTGACTAGCTGCCTCAAGTGGATTCTTGAATGGGGTCCATACGAGGCAGCACTCCGCAGAGCGCAGAAGCAAGGGAAGGAGACCGCCCTTGATAAGAAGATCGACATCTATACGGACTTGATCCCTGTTTGGAATGCCTTCATGGAAATGAGCAACGGAAGACACATTGGAATGTCTGGGCCTTCGGGTATTCAGTCATCCGACATTGCTGCTTGGCTCGATCTGTCAGGCATCCAAGATGCAGAGACTCGTTCTGAATGGTTCCGTTTGATTCGTGCGCTTGATGACACCTTTTTGAACCACACAAGAGAGAAGCAGAATGGCTAAAGAGGGTTACATCAGGATTGGAGTCGATGCTTCCGCTGCAAGGAAGGGAGCAGAGGAAGCAAGAGAAGCACTTCTCGGAGTAGGGAAAGCAGCAAGGTCATCGGCAACGATCCTTGACCAACTTGCTGATTCCATCGACGATGTAGGAGATGAGTCGAAGGACGCTGCGGGTGATCTCGACAAGTTCAACAAGGAGCAGGAGGAGACAGAGAAGACTGCCAAGGGTGCTGCTAAAGCAATCGGCAAAGTCGTCGCCGCTCTTGGTGGGATGTATGCAATCTACAACGTCATCACCACAATCAAAGACTTCGAAGATGGTCTTGTCGGAGTAGGTAAGACGACCAACATTCTCGGCACCG